GCACTTGTGAACAAGATCGCACAGGACATTCAACCGTCTGGGAACGACATCGCCAGCACAGACCTCGGTTTGACGCCTGTTGCCGATCGCTCTCCCTCACAACCTGATGCCGAGGGCTTCGTGCTCATGGTTGACGCAGAGGGCAATCAAGCGGATGTGGACGCTGCGCAGGTGAAGATTCACGAGCGTTCTGGCTGGAAGAGAGTCAAGGAAGAAGAGGTCTGATCCATGGCTGTAGCCGTCTACCCGGCTCCGGGCTATGACAGCTTCATCAGCCTAGCCGACGCCAACAAATATCTAACCGATCTTGGCTTTGCTAAGAACGTTTGGGACAACAAGTCCACAACTGAGAAAGAAGCGGCGCTACGACGTGGGACGCAGTTCATCTACGCGCGCAAGCTCCTTACCGAAGCATTGTGGGACACCACAACGACACCGCCGACGGCGCGTGTGCATCCGAACGTAGCTGCTGCTACGGCCGAAGCAGCTCGCCGCCACGTTGAGGGCAGCTTGTACCGGGACCTGGACGCCGCCCCGGTAGTTGAAAAGACCGTGGGTCCCCTGACGTTGCGCTACGCGGTACCCGCCGCTGTGAAGCCAGCCGACCATTATCCGATCATCGGGGACCTGCTGTACGGCTTGATTGAATTGACTGGCGGGTATGGTCCCGTGACCTTCGAAAGAATCTAATGGCCTCTGCACTGTATGGTGAGCTTGCACAAGCGGCGGTTGACTTGCTCAATGAGCTCGGGCAACTTGTGCTCCTCACGCGTGCAGCGGAAGGCGATGGCTATAACCCCGACACCGGACTCACAGAAGAAGGTGGCGAAGAAGTATGGAGTGCCAGCGGTGTTGAATTTCAATACAACCAGCGTGAGGTCGATGGTTCTCTCATACAGAGTGGAGATCGTCGCGTGCTTATTGCTCCTAGCCTGGGCACGACTCCGCAGAGCGGTGACGTTATCACGCTTGGGGCGACTCGGCTCGAAGTTGTGGAGTCTCGCCCGCTACAGCCTGCAGGCGTGGTCGTCCTTCATGAAGTACAGGCGAGGGGCACATGAGCTTCAGTGACGACATCCGCAAGTTTCAGCAGAAGACAAACTTGTCGATGGACGTGATCGTGCGCAAGGTCGTTATCGATATGACTGTTGCGCTTACTCGGATGTCTCCAGTGGACACAGGCCGGTTCCGCGGGAACTGGATGTTGGGCATCGGCTCACCGGATACGTCCACAATTGATGCAGTTGATCCCGACGGGTCGACAACAGTGGCGCGAATCACGGCTGCAGCGGGTGCAATTCACGCAGGCGGTGTTGTCTACATCACCAATTCATTGCCATACGCAAGGCGTCTGGAATATGGATGGTCGCAGCAAGCACCGTCGCCTCCGGGTATCGTGCGTCTCACGGTACAACGCTATACAGACTACATAGCAGCCGCGGTAAGGAGCTTATGAGCCTGCCGCAAATACGCCGTGCACTAGAGAAGCATCTGGCAGCTCTTACACCGGGCGTTCCTACGGCCTGGGACAACGTGTCGTTCTCTCCACCGGCTGATGGCTCGGTGTATCAAGAGGCGAGGTTTGTGCCCAATGAGCCGAATGGTGAGATGATGGATTCGCTCACGTATATTGAACAAGGTTTCATGCAAGTCGCGTTGTTCTATCCGCAGGGTAAAGGTCCGAGGGACGCTGAGAACCGAGTAGATGCATTGCGCACCCACTTCCGTCGGGGCACAACTTTGGTTGAGGGCGGCGTTACAACGATAATTACCCGTGTCCCAACAGTAGCGGCCGCTGTGCCGGCAGATGGGCAGTGGCGGGTTCCAGTGACTATCTACTGGCAAGCGCAAGTAGCTAGTTGAAAGATCAACGTTCTTCTTTTGAGGACACATCATGGCAATCGCAAAAGGCGCAAATAAGCTGCTTATCATGAAGCGGCAGACAGCGAAAGGAACGCTCGCTGTTGCTGGTTCTGGTGGACAGGTCATACGTCGTGACACATCTACCTTCGACCGTTCGAAAGAGTCCTATACAACCGAGTCGGAGCAGACGTCGCGCAAGCAGCTAATGTCTTCGCGGCACGGTGCTGTGACTGTCAATGGTTCCCTCTCTGCTTTGTTCTCGCCTGGCACGTATGCGGACTTCTTTGCCGCATTGCTGATGCGCGAGTTCACCGCGATCGCGAATATCACAGGCGTCACGGCAACAGTCGCAGCCGCAGGCACCAATACGTTCACACTTACTCGCACGACGGGTTCGTGGTTTACGGACGGCGCGAAGATCGGCCGCGTCATTCGTCCGACTGCAGGTCTTGCTATTGGCTCACGCCGCAATCTGCTGATTGTTGCCATCACCTCGGCCACTGCGATGACGGTCATGCCTCTCAATCGCAAGGCACTAGCCATCGAGACGGCGGTACCAGCGTGCACGTTCACGTTCCCAGGCGGCGTGACATACGTCCCAGAGACAGCACACACGGACATCTACTACACCGCCGAGGAATGGTTTCCGGAAGTACCGCGGAGCCAGATCAATCAAGACGTTAAAGCGGCCTCTGTGAACGTGCGGCTGCCAGGCTCGGGCAATGCAGGGTTGGACTGGACGTTCCTGGGTTTGGACCAGACCAAAGCCGCGGTGCGTTATTTCTCGGCGCCTGTGAACGAGACAACGACCGGCGTGATGGTGGCGGCTGGTGGTGCGCTTATCGTGAACGGTCTTCGCCGCGGCACGGTCACTGACCTTTCGTTCAACCTGGACGCGCGTGGCGCGGTTGCTGACCCTGTTGTGGGTGACGTCATTCGTCCCGACGTGTTCACTGGCAAGCTCATGGCAAGCGGCAGCTTCACCGCCTACTACGACAGCGCGGACATTCCAGACCTCTACGACGATGAGGTCGAAACCAGCATCGTCTCTGCCTTGGCTGCAAGCAATGCAGACACCGCAGACTTCAACACGTTCTCCATGCACAAGATCAAGCTCAACTCGAGCACGCCGGACGACGTGGAGACAGGCCTCAAGCGCACATACAACTTCGTCGCCTTGTTCAACGACCTGGGCGGGCCAACGCTGGCGACGACCGCTTCTACGATCGAGCTGCAAGACAGCGCGGTTGTTCCTTCTTAATCAACTGGAGAGCACTTATGGCCGATGGCGACAAACTCACTGGCACATTCGTCGGTACGTTTACGGGTACGTTCACTCCCACCGCGTCGCCCGCGCCATCGCCCGCGCCATCGCCCGCGCCTTCACCGACACCTACTCCGCCGCCGCCTGCATCACAGGCAGAGAGTCCGAACGGGACAACGCTGCCACCTGCTCCTGCCATCTTCGACAGCCAGGGCGTTCGCTGGTCCGTTGCCAACGACAAGATCCGCCGCGACGGTGTTGATACAGTGTCTTCAAACGTTGCGCTGCTGCTTTATCATGGTGGCGTCGTGTACCAGAAGAACAACGCTGGTGGCTGGTGGAAGTGGCAGAATAATACGTGGGTCGATTCCTTCGATCCCCGTGTGTCTACTTCAACACCGCCTCCTGGGCCTGCGACCACGCCGCCGTCTCCCGCGCCTGCTCCCGCCGGGCCGGATATCCCGCTAGTGCAGTCGCACAATAATATGCTCCAGATGGGCAAGGACGTCACGTACTGGCTTGAAGACAATATGTGGGGCACGGCTGGTATGACGCGCGGTACGTACACGGGCGTCACTGGCAACAAGTTCGAATCGGCATTCGGACGCAGCACGACTGTTGGTCCGAATGGTGAAGTCGCATGGCGTGTTTCATGGAAAGTTCCGAAGGGGTCGAGCGAGGTCAAGGGCTATCACGCAGTGCTATTTGGCGCAAAGCCTGGGTATCAATCGGATTGGAATAATCCAAGCGGCTTCGCTATCACGTTGCCGGACGGAAGCGTCTCAACTAAGGCACCCTCTGGTGCGACGCCTGGGTCATTTTTGCCGATACCCGCGAATGGTCGACTGCCTCCGATCTATTGTTCATTCGATTATCGGTATCCGACTGGACGCCCGCAAGGTCTGGGACAACTCACCTTCGACATCTGGTTGCAGGACAGCCCGCAACAGATTCACGGTTTCAAGTGCCCGCCGATCTCTCACGAGATCATGATTATTCTCGACAATTGGGGCGGCTACGGTGCGTATCCAACTGGCCGCAATCCGGGTTGGTACAGTCACGATGTGACGCTCGATGGTCGGCTCTGGCATGTGTACTTCGTGCGTCCGTTCGCGGGTGGGTGGGCATTCATTTGCTTTGTACCATCGAGCAAGATCGACCCTGGCACGCTTAACCTTGCCACGATCCTTAATCACCTCACGACGCGCACAGCGAAGGACGGCAAGCCGTTTGCGACAGGCAACGAGCATCTCGTCGACATCGAGTGCGGCGTTGAATCGGTCGAAGGCACAGGTGATGTGCAAGTTAGCAACTACAGAATATGGAAGTGATATGGAACTAGATCAAGTACAGGAAGAGCCCAGCACGCAACGCGTGGCCGTTGGATGGGACGAAGAAGGTGAGCCGACCGACGGTTTCATCATCGTAGGCAAAGACTCGGACGAGTATCAGAAGACGATTGCTGGCCAGCGGCAGAAGGCCATTCGTCGCCAGGCTGTGAAGCGGACACGCTTCGATCTGAAGACTGAAGAGGGTGCCGAGCAGCTCGATGCCACACTGCGGCAGAACGAGTTCGAGATCGCCGCCGCGGTCGTTGTCGGCTGGTACGGCTTCACTGTGAAAGGTGAGCCGGCAAAGTTCGTCAAGGAACGTGTCGTGCAGATCCTTGCTGTGAAGCCAAGCTGGAAGGACCGCATCCTCGCCGCCTTGGAGGATGATGCTGCTTTTTTGAAGAGCTCGGAGCCGACGTCTGTGCCTACGTCGAAGCCGGCGCTCGTGGTGGCAAAAGAGGCAAAGACGGCATAACGCTGTTAGAGACGCTTGAAGTTGTGGAAAGGATGACGGGTGTTGCTCCTGACGAACTCACCGAACTTCGCAGCCATGTACTGCCTCCTGGGACTGATTATCTTTGGGAGTGGTTCATTCGTCTCAGCAGCACGCGTACGCCTGGCTTTGGGATGTCTGCTATTACAGAGGCAGAACTACAAGCCTTCTTCAACAATCGGAAGATCAGTCCAACACCGTGGGAGTTTGAACTACTCGTCCGTATGGACAGAACATTGCGCGATGCAACTAGCGACGACAAGAGGCCGGAGCCGGAGCCCGACATCGTCGAGGAATAACTCGTGGACATAACTACACTCGGCATTGGCGTCGACTCACGTCAGGTAGACGACGGGAAGAAAGCGCTCGACGATTTTACGCAGTCCGCTGACAAAGCAGAGAAGGCCGCTGCCGGTGTAGGCGAAGGCGCGAAGAAGGGTGCTGCCGGTGCCAAGGATGCCGGCGACTCGATGGCTGCCTCTTTTATGAAAGGTATGCTTGGTGCGCAAGCTATCGAGAAGGCAGTAGAGCTCGCCATTGATGCCGTTAAGCAGCTCTATTCGTTGATGATGGAAGCTGGCGAGTACGCGGACCTGGCGGACATGACCGGCGCCTCTGCTGTCAACATGGCCAAGCTACAGGTAGCCGCAGACATCGCTGGCGTGTCCATGCAGGGCATGGCTGGTTATCTGAACCAATTAACACGCGTCCTGAGCAAAACAGATGAAGACAGTGATAAGGCTGCGAGAGCACTGGCAAGGTATGGCATTTCCATGGAGGATATTAGGGATTTAGATCCAGCCGAGCAGTTCGCGAAGATCGGTTTGGAGATGGGTAAGTATGCCGACAGCGCACAGAAGACAGCGGACATGCAGGTCTTGATGGGGCGAGGTGCGAAAGAGGCCATTAAGGCGCTCAAGGTTTTGTCGGACGGAACGAAGTTCCATACGGACCTTACGGAAGAGATGATTGCTCGTACGGACATGATGTCCGATTCACAAGCTGAGTTCACAGCGAGATCACGTGCGGCAATTCAGACGGTGATGACTGGATTCATACCTGGATTGTCCGCGCTGAAGGGCGCCATTGGCGACACCGCATTAGAGATGCTTGGTCTGGGCAGTAAGACCGACTTGCTTGGTGCGAATAAGGGCATCGAGAAGTTTGTCACTGAGGGCATCAAATTTATTATCGGGTTCACTGTCCCCTTTGAACTTTTGGGCCGTCTGATCGAAGGTGCTATATCAGCGGTCAGAGCATTGGCCGAAGCCTCAATGGCAGTCGCCAAACTGGATTGGGGCGGTGTTGTCAAAGCAGCAGAAGGCCATCTGGACCGGCTGAAGGAACTGAGTGAACGCAAGTTCCTGGGCGAGAAGTTCCAGGCTAATCTTGACGCACAGACGGCTGCCATTGCCGCAGCGTCTGAAGAAAAGAAAAAGATAATTGTTGGCGAAACTGAGGCAGAGATCAAGGCACGGAAAGAAGCGCAGAAAGCGATGGAGAAAGCGGCGAAAGAAGCAGCGAAAACTGCTAAGTGGCTTGCTGATGAAAGAGCCAAGATCGACATGGAGGAGTTCGATAAAGAGCGTGCACGCGACATGGCGGAATTCGAGGACAAGTACAAACGCGAAGTAGCGTTCATGAGGAAGTCTGAGGAAGAACAGACAAAGATGGATTCCAAGAATCTTGAGAACGACGCGAAGGAAGTTGTCAAGATTCACGAGAAGGCACAAGCACTTGAAGAGGAAATCGCCAATCATGGCAAGTTGAAATCTGAGATTGCAGAGACAGCGATTGTG